AACACTGCTTACTATATCAATCCAAATAGCACTTCAATTATCGGTGTGGCTGCCGATAATACATGGCTAGATATGATAAATCATAGCGAAACTAATTTTAAGTTACGCTTCTATAATGATGGCACAAATAACGGCACATCAGCGCCAGCGTTTAGAGTTGGCCTATATTATAGCAATACAGAAAACTCATCCATCCATTTTTACAGAGGTGGTGCTACCACTGGAGGCTTCCTTACTTTTAATACTGATACTGGTGCGGAACGCATGCGCATAACCTCCGCAGGCGACGTAGGAATCGGCACGAGCAGCCCGTTTAGCAACGCAGCCTATAATGCCTTGACTGTTGGAGGAACGCTGCGTGGTATTGTAGCTTGCAGGAACGCATCTAACGCTGATGTCGGGTATCTATTTGCAGCGTCTGATAACGCCCTAAGTTTGGAAACGGCGGGCATTGGCGGAATAAGGCTGTCCGCTTTGGGTGCGAATACTATTGATTTTCGTACAAACAACGCCCAACGCATGCTCATCAACGGCAGCGGCAGCGTCACCGCTAATGTCGATGTCCGCGCCCCTATATTCTACGACAGCAACAACACCGGCTACTACCTCGACCCCGCTAGTACGAGCCTTTCGCTCGCCGCCGCTGGCCCTGTCCGCGTCGGGCCAGCCTCTGCGCTGCCGCTAAACTACGCAAGTAATTACTCCGCCAACGGGGGGAGCATCCAGCTAACTCTGGAGCGGACGGGGACAAGCGTCGGCTGGGGTGGTATTGGTGCGGATAACAACAACTGCTTCGCCGCTTGGAACACCACCCCCGCTGTTCAGTTCCGCGTGACAACAGGTGGCGCGGCATTTGCTACAGAGTCTTTCCGCGCCCCCATCTTCTATGACAGCAACAACACTGCTTACTACGCTGATCCGGCCAGCACATCTAACCTTAATGCGCTGACGCTTGCTGGCGTTCTAACGCCCGAAGACCCTGACAATTTCAAGCAGACTTCTCTGTCTAGCCTAACATCAGCATCTATAAACTACCCTGAAGCAAACGTAGGAGCGACTAGCCAGTATTGCCCTCTTTTGCATGGCCGTTTTTTACAAGATGCAGGCTATAGAACACATCTAGATGTTGGCGTTTATAAAAGCACTAACAACACTTGGAATGAGGACTACTTCTATATCGCTTCGGGAGGTAACGACAATTACCCGACCAAAGAGTGGAAGTTCATCACTCAAGCCACCACGCTCGCCCACAGCGATGGGTATGTTACGATTGATGGCTCAGCCCGCGCTCCGATATTCTACGACAGCGACAACACTGCTCGTTACGTTGATCCGTCCAGCACTTCGGTATTCAACAAGCTCACAACTTCACGGGCTGCGGCAGACCAATTAAAACTTGAGCGCACAAATAGCGACAATAACGTCAACATTGAATTTGTCGGAACATCAACCACAAGATATTTGGGCAAGGTTGGCGGTGACTTAAAGTGGGGCGCAAGCGCTGACCTCAACAATCTGGGGGACACGATCTTCCATGATGGCTATCACCCCAACGCCGACACACTAACCACCGCCCGCACCATCTCCCTTACTGGTGATGCGACAGGTTCTGTGTCGTTCAATGGATCAGCAAACGTCTCAATTAGCACGACAGTCGTAGACGATAGCCACGGCCACTCGTTCAATAACCTGCTCAACAAGACCAGCGGAACGGGGACTTATCAGACAAGCGGCGACTTCCGCGCCCCCATTTTCTACGACAGCGACAACACTGGGTATTACTTTGATGGGGCTGGCACTTCTCGCGCCAACATAATTTCTACAAACCTCGGATATCGCATTGAAATATCAACGACTGGCGGCTGGGCGCGTGACTTAGTTATCGGAAACACCGATGCAAGCGGGAACGGCCTGTGGGGCGGCGTAGGAAACCATGGTGGGATTGTTTATCTTTCGGCGGGATATACGCTTGGATCAAGTGAGCCGTATCTAAACAAAAAGTTCTGGACGGATGGTGTCGGGAACACTTACTCGAACACAAGTTCTCGCGCTCCGATCTTCTACGACAGCAACAATACTGGGTTTTTCACAAATCCAGCAAGTTCTTCGACGATGTATGAAATCGCCGTGACAAATACGATATACTCAAGCAACTGGTTCCGTTCATACAACTCCACTGGCTGGTATAATCAGACATATGGCGGCGGCATTTTCATGCAAGACAGCACTTGGGTGCGTGTCTACAACAACAAGCAGTTCTACTCAGAGAACTATATACAGTCTGGCTCCAGTGTCCGCGCCCCCCTCTTCTACGACAGCAATGACACCGGCTACTACCTCGACCCCAACAGCACGTCGCAGATCGTCAAGCTGCGTGTCATCAGCGCGGGTAACTCTGCTGGCGGCAATATCAAACTCGGCCCCGCTGGTGAGGGCAGCACCAAGTGGTCGTACATAACGGGGGCACACTACAACGATACTTCGGAACCCGAAGGTATCGCGATGATCGGGGCGTACGCGGCTTCGGGCCTTAACTCGGTTGTCATCGGCGGCTCTATCTACGAAGCCAATCCGGCGACTGATATACAGTTCTGGACACACAATGCCAGTACGCACAACTTGGGTGGCACCCAACGACTAAATATCGGCTCTAACGGCAACGTAACCGCTTACGTTGATGTCCGCGCACCCATCTTCTACGACAGCAGCAACACTAACTTCTACGTCAATCCAGATGGAACATCTAACTGCAATGACATAAAAGCAGAAAATCTACCTTATGCTGAAGCTGGCTCGGCTTACGGAACAGAAAATACTTTCACAACTGATGGCGGTGTTGGCGCAAACAATATTTCGCGCTCAAAGTTTTATCGTGACAACGGCGGCCAATTTGGGACTTTAGGCATTCATGTTCAACACTCGAATAACGCAGGCTACGCCCTGCAAATTGCCAGCACATCTTACAGCGACAACACGGGAACTTTTAAGTTTAGGTTGAAAAACGCTGGCACTTGGACAGGTGCAACCACTCTAATTGACGATGGAACTGCCAACCAAATTAAATCAGGCTACTTGCAATCCAACAGCAACCTCCGCGCGCCCGTTTTCTACGACAGCAACGACACTGGTCGATATGCAGATTTGTCATCCACGGGCGATAGTATTCGCGCATCTGGCGACATTGTTGCCTTTTACTCCGATGATCGCCTCAAAGATCGCGGCGACAACATTGCCAACGCGCTAGACAAAGTGCAGTCTCTTAACGGCTTCCATTACACGGCCAACGAGACAGCTCAGAAGTTCGGATACAAAGCAAACCCGCAGGTCGGTGTATCCGCGCAAGAGGTTGAAGCAGTCCTCCCAGAAGTGGTAAAGGATGCAGCTATCGGCCACGGCTACAAGACAGTTGATTATGCGAAGCTTGTTCCGCTATTGATTGAAGCCATCAAGGAATTGAAGGCGGAAGTAGAAACCCTGAAGAAAGGTTAATGACATGACTATGGTTCACACTTGGGAATTGACGGGCATGAAGCTGCAAAGCGGCGATGGCCTCACTAACGCAGTTGTCCAGACTTACTGGAAGTGTAGCGGTCACTCCGACCAACTGCCGGAATTTGTTGGAACGTTCAGCGGCGCAACGCCGTTTGATCTTAACGGCATCGACCCTGACGACTTCACGCCTTACGATCAGCTTACAGAGGCGCAGGTTCTTGGCTGGGTGGAAGCTGCTGCTGCGTCTTACATGGATCACATTAACGAGCAGATCGAAAAGCAGATCAAAGAACAGATCGCGCCTGAGACTGAAGTTAACGAAGGTGACTTCCCTTGGTCGCCGCCTGCTGATACAGCGGCGGATGAACCGGCTGAAGTGGCCGCAGACGAGGAATAAATAAATGAGTAATCCAGAACTAGACAATCTCGTAATGAAGGACGAGCAGCCGACAATCAGCATTGAGCTGAATGTGCAGGAGGTAAACACGATCTTGGCTGCTTTGGGTGAACTGCCGCATCGCGTGGCTGACCCTATCTTGCGTAAGGTCGTCGAGCAGGCACAAAAGCAGGTTAACTAGTCGTGGCGCTGCCGACTTCTGGTACTCTCACTCTAGCAGATATCCAGACGGAGTTCGGCGGCTCCAACCCTATAGGCTTGTCCGAGTATTATGCTGGCGGGTCTTACGTCCCCGCTGGCACCTCCGGCACGAACGGTGCTGTGCCATCTAGCGGCACGATTAGCGTCTCGAACTTCTACGGAACATCCGCCGCGCTCGACGTGCAAACGGTTACCGTTGGTCTGTTTACGAGTAAAAGTGGCGCATACTACGGATACGGTCTCGCTGGCGGCTCTATTTCGGACGGCACGTTTAATCCCAAAAGCGGAGCCTCTATTACAAGGTTTGAGTGGATTTCTTCTGGCTCGCTGTATTTTGTTTTATCCGGCTCTCACACTAACGCAGGCTGGACACAGGTGCGAATAGTAAGCAACCTGAGCACAGACTATACTTTCACTCGGGCTAGCGCGAGTTACAACAGCAACACAAACGCGACACAGTGGGTTTGGTCAAGCACGGGTAACCCGTTCCCCTACCAGTCTGGCTCAACAACTACAGCGGTGGCAACATTCACGTGATTACGGTTAGGTCCACATCATCAACCGCCGACTTCGACTTTGATCGCCTATACGCTGATAGCTACGCGGATATGGCCGCTGGCTCATACCCTTGGCCGGACGACATGACTGACGAAGCGCAACGTAAGCAGTACTTTGCGGACTGGATCGACGGCGTTCTTGTTGACGCATACAACTTCCACGGGATGGTCGTGTGCGTGGATGACGTAGACATGATTTATTTTACGTTGTGGCTAAGTGAGGGAGTGGCCTACATTCAGTGCGCTCTGGTGGCCTATGACGAAAACGGCTCTAAAGCATACCACGCTGCCGACCCGTTCAAGAGTGCGTGGCAGGCTTATGTTCTAGGGCTTCCCAACGTCGATAAGATAGGCGTTTTCATGGTTAAGGACTCGCCAATCCGCCAAGTGGTTATGGACGTATACAGCATCCCAGAGAGCTCAATGGAACTCTACGGCGATGACTGCGAACGTGGGATCATGCCTCTGCCAGAAGATATTAACTAAGTCGTTTTCGTGGACTGAAATGCTCTCTACATGTATGGAGGTGGTAGAGTAATGAACGAGAAAAGTAATGGCCGGAATCAAAGTACAGACATTTGGTGGTATTATCCCTCAATTGTCGCCGCGCTTGCTGCCAGAAAGCGCCGCAACAATTGCCGAAAACGCGCGCTTTGACTCTGGTCGACTTGCCTCTTGGCGCACACCGACCGTAATTAATGACCACGACGGAACAGAGTTTACTGTTCCGACAACAACAAAGACTATATATCGGTATCGTGACAGGCAGGACAACGACTACTGGTTGATCTGGGACGACGTTGTTCACGCGGCCCCATCCCCCATTGCAGAAGACCCACATGATCGTCTGTACTGGACAGGCGACCTTTACCCCCGCATGGCTTTGGGCACCGAGATTACCGGCTCTGTGGCACCTACGTATGAGCCCACCGTTAGCAGAAAGCTTGGCGTTACCGCTCCGGAAGACGCCCCATCGGCAACGGTTACGGTAACAAGCGACGACACAACAGTCACTCCCCTGTCTAGGGCATATGCCTACACGTGGGTGTCAGGTCTTGGAGAGGAGTCTGCCCCGTCTCCAGCGTCCGACATTCTTGATGTAAAGTCCGGCGAGACGGTGGCGCTTTCGTTTACCGGTTCTTTGCCGGCCTATGTCTACAGCACAGCCTCCCGACCAGCCCTCCGCCGCATTTACAGAACAAACATCAACGGCGAGTATCAGTTTGTCCAAGACATTCTTGCAACTGTGTCGAGCGTCGACGATACGGTGCTGGACGAAAACCTTGGCGAGCTTTTAACCACTCAGAGCTGGAGCGCTGCTCCAGACGATGATGCGGGGGATCACCCCGACGGCCCGATGCGGGGGCTGACCACGATGCCAAACGGCGTGCTTGCTGGCTTTACCGGACGCTCTGTATTTTTCTCCGAGCCGTTCTTACCCCACACATTTCCAAGGGCTTACAGCCTAGTTACCAAATCTCCAATCGTCGGTCTCGCAAGTGTCAGTATTGGCCTTATGGTTATGACTGAGGGTAAGCCTGTTTTGATGACGGGGTCCTCTCCATCAAGCATGTCCGCCGTTGAGATCGACAACAATCAGGCGTGCGTTTCTAGCAGGTCTATTGTCGACATGGGGTCTGTGGCTTTGTATGCATCGCCAGACGGCCTTGTTGCGGCAGGCGAAAACGGAGTATCTCTTGTAACTGAAGGGATATTTAGCCGAGACCAGTGGCAGGAGCTTAACCCGCCCAGTATTCACGCCTATCATTATGAGGGGCGGTATATTTTCTTTTGGCAAAACGGCGCGTCAAGCGGCGGGTATGTATTCGACGGTCGAATGGAAATGCCGCTGATTAGCACTCTGGACTACTACGCCCTTGCAGGATTCAACGACCCGAAGGATGACGCCTTATATTTGGTTATTGCTGAAGGTGCGGCGGCCAAGGTTAAGAAGTTCGACGGTGGATCGGCTCAGGCCTATACGTGGCAATCAAAAGAGATGAGAAGTGAAAGGCCTATCAATCCATCGTGCGCTCTAATTGACGCCGAGTCCTATCCAATCAGCTTTACGTTATACGCAGATGGTACACAAAAACACACGCAGTCCGTGGCGAACGGCAACATGTTCCGGCTTCCGGCTGGCTATCTAGCCAAAGATTTTCAGGTAAAGCTTTCCGGAACCGGCGACGTTAACCAAGTCATGGTCGCCGAGTCTCCGGAGGAGTTCCTGTGAGCCTACCCAGAACTCCTATTAAGGGTGACGCAGAGACCAGAAGGTTTCTTGAGGCTATACGGCAGGAGCTTGTCAGGACGGCTGGCCAGATGGTCACCATTGCCGACATGCGCAAGAACGGTTTCTTCGAGAGCAATGGTATACCTCTCGACTTTGATGATCCAACGATTGCGACACCGTCAACCCCAACAAGTCTACAGGCCAGCGGTGCGTTCCGGTCAATCGTACTGACGTGGGACTACACCGACTATGTCGGTCACAGCCACACCCGCATCTACCGCTCTGTTACCAGCGCCTTCGCGGATGCAGAAGTATTAGCTAACGTAGATGGCCGAGTTTACTCAGATGATGTCGGCTCAAACAAGAGCTATTACTATTGGGTATCAAATGTAAACCTAAACAATATTGAGTCAGCAACAAGCCAAACCTCCGGCGTAAACGGAACAACACTTCCAGACACTCAATTTCTTCTTACTACCCTTACTAACTCTATTGGTAACTCGCAGCTTAACACACAGCTAAGCACTAGAATTACTACAATTGAAACAACGCAAGACAGTTTAGAAACTCAGATCGACGATCTGGAAACGGCGTTCGGCAACTCTCAATCTTCGGCTGACAACTTGGCCGCAGCTCAAGCCGCCGCCGAGGCAGCGATTGCGGCAAAGAACGAAGCAATTGGGGCCAGAGATGTTGCCGTTCAAGCCAAGGTTGACGCCATTGCTGCAGAAGATGACGCGGTGCTGGCGAAGGATAGCGCTCAGACTTCTGCGACAAACGCAGCAACATCATCAGGATCGGCAAGCAGCTCGGCAACGAGCGCAGCAACTTCAGCCTCTCAGGCCGCTAATAGCGCCACGTCAGCAGCAACTTCTGCGACCGCAGCAAACGCCGCAAAGATTTCAGCAGAAAGCGCTAACACAAGCGCTCAAACCGCCTCTTCTGCAGCAGCCGTGTCTGAAACAAATGCTGGCACTTACGCAACTAACGCACAAACAGCAGCAACTTCAGCAAGTACTTCTAAGGTAGCTGCGGAGTCCGCAAAAGCCGACGCCGAAACTGCGGCAACCTCCGCCTCTACTAGCGCGTCGACAGCAACCTCTGCAGCCACAGATGCCGCCAGCGCATCGACGGCTGCTCAAAGCGCGCAGACTTCAGCAGAGGCGGCGAACAGCGCGGCCCAAACATCTGCGTCTGCTGCTGCGACTAGCGCAACATCTGCTCTGGGATATGCCGACACCGCAGAGTCTGCTGCAACAACAGCGACCAGTGCATCGCTGACGGCAACAGCAGCAAAGAACGATGCTGAAAGTGCAGAAGCAAACGCGGCCAACTCAGCGACCGCTGCAGCCGGTAGCGCAACATCCGCAAGCGCGTCAGCCTCCTCCTCTGCGACATCAGCAAGTGCCGCAGAAACATCGAGGCTAAGCGCAGAGACGGCTCAAAGCGCCGCTGAGTCGGCGCAGGCTGGAGCTGAGGCGGCAGAAGTTGCTTCAGTGTCGGCAAAGAATGCGGCAGAGGTAGCAAGTGTCTCCGCAGTTAGTGCAAAAAACAACGCAGAAACAGCGGAAGCCAATGCAGCAACCTCAGCTACAACTGCAGCAAACAGCGCAACGTCGGCAACAAATTCAGCTAATGCTGCTGCAGGTTCGGCCACGACTGCGGCAACAAAAGCAACAGAGGCGAGTAACTCAGCTAGCGCCGCGAACACCTCTCGCGTTGCCGCTGACAGTTCTCGCGACGCAGCGGCTGGATCAGCTTCAGCAGCGGCCACATCAGCTTCGACGGCTGCGACACAAGCAAGTGATGCAAGTGATAGTGCTGCAGCAGCAGAGAGCTCTTCGGTAACAGCAACCGCCGCTAAAAACGACGCACAAACCGCAGCAACAAACGCCTCTGGATCAGCAACTAATGCATCCAACTCTGCAAGCGCTGCAGCCACATCAGCGTCTAATGCAGCCGCCAGCGCAACAGCAGCGGGATCGTCAGCATCTTCAGCGTCATCTTCGGCAACCTCCGCATCAACAGACGCAGCCAGTGCCTTAAGCTATAGGGACCAAGCGGCCCAATCAGCAACTGACGCAGAGGGTTTTGCTCAGGCATCAGCGCAAGATTATTCGGTCATCAATGCGCGTTTAAATAACTTTAACAATACCGGCGTTAGCGTCGAGCAAAACGCATCCGCCACGGCCAGCACAGTCAGTGGTCTTACCGGCCAGTATACCGTTAAGATCGACAACAACGGTTACGTGTCCGGCTTTGGTCTTGCCTCAACGGCAAACAATAGCACGCCAACGTCAGAGTTTATTGTTCGCGCCGACAGCTTTTCGATTAGCAACCCTTCTGGGTCCGGTGTTCCGGACGCAACACCATTCATTGTCAGGACAACACCCACCACAATCAACGGCGTGTCCGTCCCTGTCGGCATCTACATGTCGGATGCTGTCATACAAAACGGCAGCATTACCAATGCGAAGATCGGCAATGCAACAATTGACGACGCCAAGATAGCTAACCTTAGTGCAGCAAAAATTACAACGGGCTCTCTCGACGCGGCACGGATAACGGTCGATAACGTAAGCCTAGACACTTACTATGATCCAGCGCTTGGTCGCAACCGACTGTATATTCGCGATCTTGGTGTGACCAATGCCAAGATTGACGACCTGACAATTGGCACGGAAAAAATACAAGACCTTGCCATCACCCGTTCCTCATCGTTCTTTTACAATTTCTCGGGGTTTGTTTATCCGACGCGAAACACTTGGTACGACGTAAGCACTGTCTTTAATGGTTATGTTTTTGTGGGCGCGGGTGAAGGTGATTATGATTACTTCCAGTTCGGCTTTTACTACGTCGGAGAAAACCAAGGCAGCTACGATTACGTAAGCACAACCTACACGCTAGAGTCGGGTATAACGACAAGCTCTACAATCGCCTCTGGCGAGCAACACGTTTCTATAGACGCCAACCTCGTCCTTCAAAGGGATGGCGGCAGCGATGACTATGTGGGCGCAAGATGCGTCCGCACGAATGACGGTGCTGTAATGCCTCAGCTTTACTCTTCTTTGCGCGTGCGCTCTGGCAAGAGCACCTACGGCTTGTTCTTCTTTGACGAAGACCCTATCGCCGGAGTGCTTAACACGTACAAAATTCAACTAATAAACAACAATGACGACTCCCGAGTTTGGGAGACATCTTTGCGCGTGACGCTTTACAGGAAGTAAAAATGAAAACGATCACGATATACGACGCAAGGACTGGTGAGCTTGGCCCCGTTATCAGCGGGCATCCTGACGACCTGCCAGAAGCGCTGGCATCGATTGACGGAGCACACGACTCATCGAAAAAAATATACAACTTGGAAACAGGAGAGCTTGACGACAGACCCCCTCAGCCTCCGCATATTAATGAGCTGAGGCAAGCCCGTAACGAAATGCTTGATAGTTATCGCTGGACCGTCATGCCTGACTCTCCTTTAACCGACGCTTGCCAGCAGGCTTGGATGATCTGGTTAAAGAAACTGCACTCTCTTCTGTTAAATGTTACCGATACGAGCACGGTTGTTTGGCCAGAAAAGCCGGAGCTGGAATACAAAACGGAGAACTAATTTGTTGTTAGCTGTAGACCCAGAGCAGTCACTGCCGACATTGAGAAAGCATATTGCTGAACTTGCGAAAAAAAATACTTGTCCAGAAATGCCGGAGTATTTGGAGGATCAGTTAAAAACAAACAAAGCCTTTCTATTCATGGACACTTCCGGTAGTGACTCATTTGTAGTATTGAGTACGCATACTTGTCCTTATAGAAAAGTCCGCACCCTTTTTGTTTTAGCGGCTTTTTGTGGGGAAGGAAGTGCTGACAAGTTGTACGGAGAGCAAATTGACCAGCTTGCGCGTGAAGCGGAATGCACCGAGGTGGAGTTCGTATCCTCACGAAAGGGCTGGGAAAGGGCGGCAAAAAAATACGGGTACAGTCCCGTCGAAGTGACCTATAGGAAAGAACTCAATGGGTAAGCCAAAGAAGCCAAAAGAGACTGAAGAGCAGAGGGCATTAGCTCAGATCGCGGCTGAGCGCTTTAACCGCTACAAGGAAGTCTTTGCTCCGCTTGAGGACCAGTACATTCAGCAGGTCATGGATATCCGCAGTCAAGGTAACTACGAGACCGCTGGCGGCTTGGCTTCTGCTGCATACCAGCAGGGCTTCCAGACGGCACAGGACAACTTGCAGAACCAGATGTTCCAGCAGGGCGTGGACCCCTCATCGGGGGCGTTTGAAGAGAACAGTGCTGCTCTTCGTCGGGCACAGGCTGTACGCCAAGGGCTTGGCGTGTCGGAGGCTAAGGTAGCGAACACCGACCGCTTCTACTCAGGCCTACGCGGCATCATGAACTTGGGGCAGGGACAGGCCGCCGAGTCGGTCAGCGGCATGGCGGACATTGCCCGCACTGCGCAAGAGAGAGCTAACCAAGCGGCGGAAAGCGCATTCAATACAAGCAGCGCTATTCGCTCTGGTGTTGGTGCTGGGCTGGGCTACTTGGCCTCTCCGTTTGTTGACCGGCAGCTACAACGAAACAGAACGACCACTACACAGCAGCCCTCAACCGGATTCAGTCCAGCGTTTAATCCGACGGGAGGGCAGTAAGACATGGCGTTTTTTGAAAATCTTGCATTCATTATGGGCGGTGAGGAGCAGATTACTCCTCAATTCCGAGCTGCGTTTGCGGACCTTTCCCCCGCCCCTGCAACCAGTTCTATAGAGCCAAGCGCCCCACCTATTGCAACAGCACCGCCAACAGCACAGGCCGACAATCAAGCGCAAGTAGTTGATCCGGAATCACTTCGTGGCTTTGGTGGCTTGTTTGGCTCCTTTGGGCAGGGGTATTATGGGCAGGGCTTTACTCCACCGCCAGAGGGCGTCGTAACTACTGGCCAACCGTCGGCAAGCGGCCTGTATGGCGGCAACGTAACCTACAGCCCGACCACGAGCGCGTACTCTAACATCAACCCTGCAGCGTATTTAATGGACAAGAAGGAAGGTGCTTCCCGATTGAACGCCGCCGTACAGCGCGCGCAATATCAAGACTATCTGAACCGCTTTGCTCCAATCGAAAACTATGCTGTGTCGGCAATACAGGGGCGCAACACCATCGACTTGCCGTATGACATTGCAAGGGCAAATCAGTCGGTCATGAATGCTGGTGCAAATCTTCAGGGCCAGCAGCAGCGGTCGATGGGTCGGTATGGTCTTCAGTACTCAGGCCCAAACATTGCGCAGTCCAACGAGATAACTGGTGGCCGTGTGGGTGCCATCAATCAAGCGCGCATGGCTGACGAGCAGCGCGCAATGAACATGGTAGCTAGCGGAGGTCAGGGCTAATGGCTGGTCTTATTAATGTAGGTCGTCAGACGCTCGGGCAGGCGACGCAAGGGTTTGGTGCAGCATCTCAGCTTGAGCAGTCGCGCAACGCTATGGGCCGTCAACTCGACGCCGCTCGCAACGCACAGCGCATGAGTATGGCAACCACCGGAGCCGGTCTTGGTGCGTCCATCGGCGTCAATAACTTGATGGCGGCACAGAAGGCGGCACTGGCGGGACAACCAATAGCAGGTGCCTCAAACATTGGGACGGGTGCGGTGTTTAATGCAGCCCCGACGCTTGGTGGTCAAGCCATTACGCAAGGCGCAGGAACGATTGCCCCAGAGGCGCTCGCGGCCTTTGAGGCATCGACGATAGCTGCTCCTACGGGGGGCGTTACTGTTGCGGGCGGGGGCAGCACCCTCGGCTTGAGCGGTGCTGCCGCTGGCGAAGCGGCGTTAGCAGCGACAGCCCCTGAAATTGCCGCCGCCACCACTGCTACCACCACTGCCGGTTCAACCGGAACGATGGCAGCCATCGGCGCTGTAGCCACTCCACTATTAATTGGCGCTGGAGCGGCTCTTCTGCTCGACAGCCTGTTTGATATTTTTTGAGGTTTAGATCATGATTGATCCAGCACAGTCTTTTTCCCAAGCGCTAGGCCAAGGCCTCGGCATTATAAAGTCCTATCGCGATGAGGCGCGACAGGATGAAGATCGCGCGTTCGCAAAAGATTTGGCTATTCGCAATCAAAATATTACCGAAGAACGCAATCTCCGTGACAGAGAAAGGTTTGGTTGGGACACCGAAAACCGTCGATACGACGTTGAGACTCTTCGCCCTCTTAGGGAAAGAGGGTTAATCGCGACGACGCAGGGCGCGGAAACCAATTTGGAAATGGCTAAGCTTGAGGCTGAAGACCTTCCCAATGAAATAAACAGGCGCGCGGAACGTCACACCAGCGACATCGAGTCTGCCAGAACTAGCCGCGCAGCAACCCGTCAAGGGGTGCGTCAAGCTGCGCAGCGGTTTAATTGGGAGGCTCAAGACAGAAAGGCTCTTGAAGAGGCCCGCTCCTTTCGGGCATGGTATACCAGTGAGAGCCCCGATGCCCCCGACCTTTCGGGAACCCCTTGGTCACCATTAAACTTTATGGGCTCGCTCAGTAATGGCCGCCGCGTCGCAGATATTTTTAGTTCAAGCAGTTGGCTTCAGGGCTCTAGCACTGAAGACCGCAGAGCAATGGCCGCATTTGCAACGCCAGTAAGAGGAGGCTTTGAGCAGCGCTACGGCATGGTTCCAAACTCTTCCTCAATGATTGACTTCAAGCAGGTTGGGGACAAGATTTCGCCACTTGTCGCGGGCATCAGTTCAAAAACCGGCAAGCTTGTCTACAAGTGGGGTAAGCCGCAGGAAGCAAATCGATTGTTTTCAAAGGCAGCCGCGAGGTCCCAAGCGCAAAGAGCAATTGCGGAGGACCCTCAAGCGCAAATCCGACTGACGCAGATGTGGGCGCAAGATGATCCACGGGGATTTCAGGCAGCTCGCCAACAGGCGGAGGCGAGTGCTGAACGCAACATCTCCGCGCTCAAGGTTGCGGCGGAAAAAAGGGGCGCTAAACCGGAGGACATAACCGCGTATCAAGAGGCATTGCGAAATTATGATGGAGCGGTGCTTCAGGCACTGTGGTCAATCGGGTCTAATGCTGGTGCACGATCCGCCACTAGACCGCTTTATCTTGCTTACGAAGTTGTGCGTGAGACTAATCCAGATATAGAAGGCCCCCTTGATGCACTTACTAAAATCAATGAAATTGCTGCAAACAGAAGGGGTGAGCTGGCGGCGTTCTATGGCGGTCGAGGAAAGGCTCCGCCCACCGGATTAAGCAGGGCTGAATTGGTGCAAGCAATTATTCGAGAGCTGGCGGCTGACGCTGATTAAATTTAACATAGGGTTTGCGACTGATGCCGTCCCCAAATAATCCAAACGATATTTTTTCTGTTATTAATAATATTAATCGCGGACGCGGTCCTGTCCAGATGCCCGCTCAAAATAGAGGTCAGGGGCCCGAGTCACAAGATTTAAATAACCTGCTATCGGCGCAATTGTCAGAAATTGATTCGGCCATTCAAAGGCTTGAGTCGATTCCGGACGATCAACGATTTAATGCCAAGGCGTCTCTCGGGGTGAGCGGCGCTCGGGACTATCAGATTAACGCGCTTAAAGCCCGTCGTCAAAGAATCGCCGCTGATTTAGCAAACCCCGAAAATAGAAACACGGGTTTTTTCGGAGACGTAGCCACAAAACTTGGTTCTGGTGTACGGGAAATTGATCGCCAGATTGGCTATCTGTCGGGCCAGCGAGACGTAGAAGAAAGGGCCATTAAAGAGCAGGAAATTGCTCGGGCACGACTAAGTGATTATGGCCGCGAAGCTTCTGAAAAGGGGATACTTGGCGATGACATGACGCTTGGCCAGCGTGCCTATGCCGCTGGTCTTGCGACTGCCGAAACCCTTCCCAGCCTTGCGTCCTCAGCGGTCGCTGGTGTTGCGGTTGCCGCCGCTGTTCCAGAGGTGGCCGCAGTGGCGGTGGGCACAAGAGCGCTACAGCTTGCAAGTAGATCACCGCGCATAGCTAGTCTTCTTGGAATTACGGGGTCTATGGCTCCTGCCCAAGCGGGCAGAATCGCAATATCTATGGGCGCGAACGCTGGTGTAGAAGGCGTTCAGTCTGGCGCATCTGCTGGGTCGTCAACGAAGTTCGAAGCAGAGCAACAAATATTAAGCGACCCCGATGCGTTTGCCGCTACGGAAATTGGTCAGCGCCTTATTAAAGAGACTGGTGGAGATATAAACAAAGCAGCCCGCATGGCGTCCGAAGAAATCGCAGCAGATGCTGCGGTCGGAACTGGAATTGCTACGGCCCTGTTGGCACTACCGGCAGCCGCTTTTGAAGCAAAACTACTTGCTGGTGCGGCTAATCGCGGCTTCGCTAGAGAGACCCTCTCTGGTGCTGGCCGAGAGGCGCTACAAGAAGGTCCCCAGTCTGGCTCGGAACAGCTCATAAGCAACATCAGTCTACAGAGAGTTGGCTCTGATGTAGGCACCTTTGAGAATGTTGCAAAGGCTGCGGGTGAGGGCGCTATTGTTGGCGGCCTTCTTGGCGGCGGACTTGGTGCCGTCGGCGGGGCTGTTACAGAAAAGGCACCTGATGCAACCCGAGAGGACACCGACCTTCTTCTTGCATTAGAAGGTTTTATGGAAGACTCGGGCGAAGGTGGCTTGCCTACTCCGGAGCAGCAAGCGCTGCTTGAGGGGCCGGACATGAGCCCCGTCCGTGCTGGCGGGCTTAACCTGACGCCAGCACAGTTGCTAGAGTTTGCGGAAAATAACAGCTCTAATCCCCGCATTGCGAGCATTATGTCGCAGCCTATCGGGGATATGGAGAAGGCTTCGCAGGTTGCCCGCACCCTTAACGCTGCGGAGGCAGACCGCGTAGAGGCGCGTGCTGTAGAACAAGTTTCAGGCCTTGTTGGACCCACGCAGTCTGTAACATCTTCAAAGCAAATGATCGGCAACCTGCTTGACGGCATTGGTCCGGAGGTTGTCGCAGAAAGCCAGACGCTAACCGCGATCCGTAATCTTGTTGACCAGCCACAGAAGGGCCAGCGCTTCGTCAACGGCATTCGAGACATTGTCGGCAACTATGCCCCCACAACAAGAGAGGGCGAGTCCTTTGTCGCGCGCCCTGAGCGCGGTGCAGACGGAAGCGTCATCATGGGGCAGGCCCAAGTGGCTGAAGAGGCCCAGCGTGAGCGCGAAGCAGATCAAGCATTCCGCCTTTCTCAGCTCCGGCAAGAGCGCTTTGACAGGGCTACAGGAACCACTCGTCAACGGGAAGACCTTCGTGCCGGTGCTCCGGAGCCAGAGACTCAGTTCTTTCTCGGAGAAAACTACGGTGATCTTGCCGGTACTCCGGTCGAAATCGTGCAGGCCGCATCGCCGGACACCGTCCGTCTGCAGTATGAGTCACCCACAGAAACCGACGCCAGTGGCAGGCCGGTAACAATATCCGAAGAGATTTCTATTTTTGATGTGGCAGCCCGTGTTATTCGCGGAACCAACCGCATGACGCAAGACCTTGCTGCAAACCTTCGCGCTCCTAAAGCTGGCGTTGGCACTGACATGGACCCCCGCAGGTCTGTGGACCGGACCAGAACCCGAGCCGTCTCAACGACGGAAGAGGCTGGCCTTCCCGCCATACAACCCAACCTAGTCAACGAGGGCTACAGAGCGCGGCCAACGACTGATGTCGCACCTCAGAGCGCTCAAGAAACCCCCGCACAAGAAAACATTCCGCTCCCACAGGGGGTAGAGTCAACACCGGATCAGGCTCCCGATCAGGCACAGCAGTTGCCAGCTCCGCCTCAAGGACTGCCAGCCCCCGCACGTGCGTTGCCTGCGACTAATGTTCCCGAGCAGGAAGGAACCACCCCTGAAGTACAGGATCAGGAGGCAAGTGTTCCCGAGCGGGAAGCTGTCGACGAAGAGATCGACATCGACAACGATCCGCGAATGGTTGAACTCAACGACCGCTTTGATGCCGCAATCGAGCGTGTGCAGGAAACCGAAAACACGCGCGAGGCGCGCAAGCTCGCAAAGGCTCTGATCAAGGAAGGCGTGATCGACGAAGACGCCTACGTCGACATCGATGAAGCAATTAAGGACGAAACCGACAGAGGCTTCAAGCACGACGCTGCGATGGCGGCGATTGAGGACGCCATCGAAACGCAGCGCGACAACGCTGCGGCTGACCTTGAGTCTGAAATTCTTGATGAGACGGATGCAGGTGACACGCGTTTCTCTGGTCGCGTAGATCGGGTTGGCCGTCGGACTCTGAGGGCAAGCGATGTTGCTGCACGCACCCAAACCTCGCGGGAGCGTGCCGCTCAAGAGGAGCGTGCAGCGGAGCCAGAGGTTGAGCAGGCGGCAGAGCAAAAACCCGACATCGACCATGAGGCTGTAATTGAAGACCGCCTCAAAAAGATTGCGGATCGTGGCCGACAAGGAAAGATAATTGCCAACCGTCTTCGCTCTCTACTTCAGCGCAGCGGCTACAGCCCTATTCAAGTGTATTACGCCTTCCAGATGGGAGATGTAATGTCGCGCGTTCTGCCGCAGAAAGCGACTGTAGATATTCTTTTTGTTCCGTCGATTAAGGCGGACAGCGCTCAGGCCGCCGCCGCGAGCGGTGTGGATTTAGGGGAAGAGGCCGGTGGCCGCTACGACGTTTACGAGATTTCGCAGAACGGCTTCAGCGGACTGATTACCCTTTCGCTGAACGAAGACCTTCTGTCGGTTGCGCGGGAGAACGCCGCACACGAAGCCTTCCACGTTATCCAAGACATGCTCAAGGTCTACGACGCCAAGGCCTACGAACAAATTAATAAGTCGTTTAGAGACGGAATGACGCTCAAGGACCTTGATCCCAGCATCCTGCGCGTACTGAAGACGACTGAAAAGGCTGGCGGCGTCAGTTTCTACGACGATCTTATTGGAAGTTTTGGCGATACTCCGCTTGCGTTTTACGAAGCGCAGGCCGTTGCCTTTGGCGCTCTGGTCGACGCCAAGGAGTCGGGCTCTCCGATGCGAGGCCTCAAAGCCAGCTTCATTCGTGTCGTCGACATGGTCTCCGCTTTCCGTCGCCAGATGGGCAACATCTTGCGCAAGGACAAGGTGCGCTCTGTAGCTGAGGTGTTCGAAGGATATAGCAGCGGAGCGGCGCAGGAGCGTTTGACGGAAGCAGCTCCCACTCAATCTGAAATCAATGCGTTTGGTTATAGTGCACCGGAGCGCTACTCCGCAAGAACCAAGCCCGTTGCCTCTGCAACAGGTAAGGGCGTTTCTGAAGGAAACATGCTTGGGTTTGAGCCAGACCTCAGGGTCAAGGTATCTGGCGTAACCATGCCACCCAAGTCCCTGATCTTGGCTTCTACCAACAACAAGAATGCGGCCCGCCAGATCGCAGAGCTTGACGGAATTCTTGACGCATATCCCAATGCTGGCGTTGATCCGAACGAGTGGGCAGGCATGATGTCGTATGCCTTCAAATCGCAAGAGGTTCCTGTCCCGCCGTATCGCTTTATTAAAGAGGTCACCGGAAACGGGTCCGTAGAAAATCTACGGCGCTTGACGCAAGGGCAGATCGACGACGCAAGTCATGGGTTTGATAACGCCAGAGAGTTTAGACGCGCATATACAAATGGCGAGCTAAGTGAAGTTACCACCGGCAAGCTATTCCTGTGGTCGTTCTTGTCTCGCGGCATCTCTCCCTACACGCAGGAGGCAATGTTTATCGACTCCTTCTCTGGGATCGATAAGTACATCCGCTTGGCGGCAGACGGCAAGTTTGATGAGAGCACCGTCAAAGAATACCTAGACTGGGCCAAGACCATTGCGCCCGCTGGATCGGGTCAGGCTGGAGCTGGCGCGAAGAGCAATCTCAATTCTTTTGGTCAGGACTTCCTACTTAAGATGGGCCGCAGGGGCGACGATGGCAAGAGCCACCTCCGCCGACTTCATGAGATGCTAGCGGACCCAGACATGACGGGCCGCCAAGTCCGTCGTGAGTTTGCAACCTTCGGCGAAGGGGTGGGAATCGACAACAAGGTCGTGTCCTTCACGCTTCTTGTTGTTGGCTTTAACGACGTGATGGTGCTTGATCGTGTTCAGATCAGGCAGCTCTGGGACGACGGGCGCTTTAAGGACCGCAACCTTTACGACGGTCGCAAAGTCGATGGCAAGGTCGTGACTGGCTCCGCGCTCGCCCCTATCGGCGAGGGTGTTCGCGGCATACTCGTTTACGAAGCAATCGAGCGCGCACTCGATGCACAAGTCTCAAAGATATACTCCGCCATTGGTCGCCCGCAGGACGCCTCGATTGGACGCTTCCATTGGGAAACTTGGGTGGCCGACAGTCAGCAGGAAGCTAGCCACGGCACACTGGACGCAATCCTCAAAGACGCTAAGGGTGACGACTACGCAATCGCTCAGGTTACCGCCAAGCAGGGCGAGTATGGAGCGTATGAATATGGCGCTCGATATGGTGTTGATATTCAAAACAACCCATACTACATATACTCCACCCCAGACGGGGGCCTGTACAAATTTGATGTGCCGAGCTATCGTCAGTTCCTTGGTGCGATCAAGAAGCAGGGCAAGAATGGAGTAGTACCGACTGGCTTCAGCGTTCAAAAAGCAGGAAACCAGCCTTGGTACAATCAACCGGAGGTTAACCGTGAAAAAATCAGAGAACTCGCAGGACAATACGGAACAGAAGTCCAACCCGAGCGACGTGGAGCGACGGCTCTTCGCGGGACTGATGCGAACCAAGACGTTGCCGATGGTGCCGGACCAGACACCGTCCGATATTCCGGACGCACCGCAAGCCCAGCCCAAATCGCCGACCGTATCCGCAGCCGGTTCCCCAGCACTCCTCGCGTTGAAGGAGGACCTGCTCGCGAGGGGAATGTCGGACGACGACGCGGAGGAGTTCTTGCGGATGATCTGACCGGTAGGGTTCCGGTCAAGTCGACGTATTCGCACTCCGAGGGTGTTAAGGCGGCATACGCCGAGCTTGGCGTAGACACTCCGGACTTTCACGAGCTGACTGGCGGCAGGGCATCTGCTGCGCTTTACTCTCGCCTAATCAACGAAGCCAAGGTTGACAATCGCTTTGGCGCGTCCGTCTACGTGTACCCGACCGAGGAGTACACCGACATGCGACTGTTCCTTTCGAGCGACGGTACGGCTGGCTTCGCTTTAAAGGGCGATGACATTGTCAGCGCCTTTAAGGCGGGCAAATCACCGCACAGAGCGGTGGCCTACCCGATGGTCAGAATGGCCGTCGCGCTAGGGGGGCGTCGCCTTGATGCCTTCGACACCGTCCTTCCCCCTATATATTCTGTCAGTGGGTTCCGTGCCATCTCCCGCCTTCGGTGGAGCGATGAAGCGATGGACGATGTCATGCGGAGGGAGTGGAGCAAAGAAACCTTCGCGGTCTTCAACAACGGCGAGCCGGACGTTGTCTTCATGGCCTATGACGAGAACCGTGAAGGCGTCTATCAGCCGGATGAGGGCGAGTACACCGACGACTACGACACCGCCGTCGCTATGCAGACCGCAGCCGTCAGTGGGCAGCGCCTCTCCGGTCGCCGTAGCAGCCTACCACCCTCAATAGGTGTACGCCAAGCCGCAGGCCAGAGAGTTCCTCTGCGCGCGGCACCGGCTTTCACTCAGGACGACCTCAACTTTGGCGGCAACGATCCATCGAACTTTGAGAACCTTGTCTACAATCTCCAAGACAAGCTGATCGACCTCAAGAAAATTCAGCAGTCAATTGTTCAGACCGGCAAGCGCATCGATGAAAGCGCTGACGTATACAATGCCGAGGAGCGGTATCATGGGCGCGCGGCTGCACGAACGAAGTACTTTGTTCTTCGTGAACTTAATCCCCTGATTGAGGACATGAAGGCCAAGGGTGTTTCGCTTGAGCAGATCGACGAGTATCTCCACGCACGTCACGCAAAGGAGCGCAACGCGCAAATCCGGAAGGTCAATCCGGAATTCCAAGGTGCTGGCTCCGGCATGACCGACACCGAAGCTGATGCCATTATCTCTGGTTTTCCGAAGGCCAGACTAGCCCAGCTCGAAAAACTTGGCGCGCGGGTCGACGCGATTGTCAAAGAAACGCAGAAGATGATGGTCGAGTACGGTCTGGAAACGCAGGCCACTATTGACACTTGGAACAACACATACAGCAGCTACGTGCCCTTGCAGCGCGAAGGGTTTGAAGAAGGCGGCGGTATGGGTCAGGGCTTCTCGACGCAAGGTAGCACCTCTCGTCGGGCACTGGGCTCGGGCCTTCCGGTCTCCGACATTCTTGCCAACATTGCGATGCAGAGGGAGCGTGTTATCTCGCGCGGCGAACGAAACCGTGTCGGCAATGCGCTGGTTGCTCTTGCGCTTCAGAACCCGAATGACTCGTTCTGGTTTGTCATCGATCCGAAGGGCGCTGACTCAGCCGCTGCGATCCAGAAGCTTGTCCAATTCGGGATCGATCCGGATGATGCTGCCAACGTGATGGGTGCGCCGGTAACGCGGACTATTAACAAGACAACCGGTCTCGTTGAGTTCCGCCGGAACCAACTCTTCATGAATGCTAGCAATGTTCTTGCGACACGCATTAACGGCGAAGACAAGTTCGTGATCTTCAACAGCCGTAACCCCCGCTCCAAGCGGATGGTCGAGTCGCTGAAGAATTTAGACGTTGCGCAGATGAGCGGATTTATTGGGGGTGTGGCAAAGTACACGCGCTATCTCGCTTCGATTAACACGCAGTACAACCCTGCCTTCGGTGTATACAACCTGCTGCGCGACCTTCAAGGTGCGGCGCTGAACCTTTCCAGTACGCCGCTTGCTGGCAAGCAGATGGAGGTCATTGGCAACGCACTGCCCGCAGCGTGGGGAATGTACCGAGACCTTCGGTCTGAGCGCAGAGGCGACAGCAAGGCAACCAACTGGGCAGCGCTTGCAGAAGAGTTCGAAATGGAGGGCGGTAAGACCGGCTACCGCGACCTCTTCCGCAATTCTTCGGAGCGGGCCGAGGCAATCGAGAAGGCGCTTGGCGAGGGAAGTGGCGTAGTCAACGCCGCGAGCAAGGCTGCGGAGCCAGTGCTAGGGTGGTTGTCTGACTACAACGAAGCGATTGAAAACGGCGTTCGCCTGTCGGCCTACAAAAAGGCCAAGGATATGGGCCTTTCGAACGCTGAGGCTGCCAGCATTGCCAAGAACTTGACCGTCAACTTCAACCGGCGCGGCGCAAAAACAGCGCAGATCGGGGCGTTGTATGCGTTCTTCAACGCATCTGTTCAGGGTTCTGCACGGCTCGTAGAAACGCTTAGGGGCCCAGCCGGTAAAAAAATTATTACCGGCGGCTTGCTTCTCGGCGCAATGCAGGCGGTGGCTCTGGCCGCTGCGGATTTAGATGACGAGCCTGACTGGCTTAAGGACAAAAACCTCATCATCCCGCTCGGCGATGGGAAGTACTTCGCGTTCCCGATGCCGCTTGGCTTCCATGCTATCCCCGCGCTCTCTCGCCGGTCGATAGAGTTCCTGATGTCGGGCGGTGAGAAGCCTGCTGAGCAGGTTGTCGGTATGATGGGTATGTTTGCAGACGCGTTTAACCCAATCGGCAGTGCAGGGCTTTCGGCACAAACCCTTTCGCCAACAGTCGCCGATCCAGCCATCGCCCTCGGCGAGAACAGAGACTTTGCGGGCCGAGAGATTTACACCGAAGACTACAACAGCCTTGATCCGACTGCGGGGTATGAACGAAACAGGCGAGGTGCCAGTGTTGTCGGCGATGCAATAGCTAGAGCCATTGATTACGCCACTGGTGGAGATGGCTACACTAGAGGTGCCCTCAGCCCGACGGCTGATGCGGTCGACTTCTTGATCGGACAGGCAACCGGCGGCGTGGGGCGTGAAATCCTGAAGGTCACGGCCACCACGGAAGCGCTGATTACGGGCGAAGACCTGCCGAACTACAAGATACCTATCGTCGGCAGAATGATCGGTGACGCCAATGAGGAGGCGGCAGTATCCCGACGCTTCTATGAGGGCATCAAGGAAATGAACCAGTACAAGCGGGCGCTAGATAAGATGGAGGATCAGGGCAAGGACGTGACCCCCTATCTCGCCGACAACCCAGAGGCAGAGTTCGCGTATGATGCCCAGAGCTACGAAAGCGACATCAGTGAACTGCGCAAACTGAAGCGGCAGCTTGAGGACGAGGACGCCCCTCGCGACGAAATTGACGCTGTGACTGAAGAGATGCAGATGCTGATGAATGAGTTCAATCAGATCGTTGCTGACTACAAGAAATAAAAAGCCCCCGACCAGCTAGGGTCGGGGGAGTAATGAGGATTAAGTATCAACAAAAACGCTAGACCAGTCAAACTTTGGTCACAGCAATTATCGGCGTAGCGCTTAAGCCCGTCACAGACAAGGGCTTTATTGCTAGATGTTGCCTATGTTGTCCGCCACCTTACGAAGGTGCTCAGTCGAAAGATGCGCGTACCTTTGAACCATGCGGTCGTCAGACCAGCCACCCATCTCACGGACGGCGGCGGTGTGAGTTCCTCTCTGGATGTGCCACGATGCCCACGTATGGCGGAGATCGTGCCACCTAAAGTTTTCTATACCCGCTCGCTTCAAGGCGTTCCTGAAGGCGCGTGTGTTGCTCCTGCAAACAGGCTTGCCCCCGTAGGCAAACACCCACTCGGAGTGACGGTTCTTTGCCCTGTGCCGCTTTGACAGAACTTCGTAGGCTGTGTCGTTCAGGGGAATAGACAACGGCTTTCCGTTCTTCATCTTGTCACCAGAGATGGTCACCATCTTATTGGGAAGGTCAACCTCATCCCACCCCAGCTCTCTGACATTCGAGTCCCTAAGTCCCGTACTAAGCGCGAAGACGACCTTGTCTTTGAGATGGCGGGGAAGCTCCTTCAGCAAGCGACGTGCCTCCTCCTTGTCTATAAAGCGTACTCTGGGCTGCTCCTCCATCCGCTTGATCTTTGGGACAGTGGAGACCCACTCCCATTCATCCCGCGCCATGTTGAGGATGGACCTGAGCACCGTCAAGTAACGGTTGACAGTGGCCGGAACGCGCGTCCTCAGCATGTCATCTCTAATGTCTGATATCACCCCTTTGGTGATCTTGTTCAGCGGCCTGCCATCCAAGTAGCTGGTAAGGAAAGCAACATACCTGTGCTCCTCCTTCACCCACTTGCTGGTTCGCCCCGCAAGCCAACGCTCAGCAGCGTCGTTCCAAGTCTTCTCCATGTTAGCCTCCTTGCTAGTTAGTTTATTCTGTTCGCCGGATCGCGTCATCCCTCACAAGCCGGTAAGACATTGGCGCATCAAACCCCAAACGCAGCACTGACTCTAAAGGCCCACCCTTAAATGAGTCGGCGTACATGCCTACAAGAACGATACGCAGATTGTCATTGATCCGAAAGTCATCTTTGGCTGGCGTTAGTTCAAAGGAGCTATACTCCCCGCTTGGTGTGCGCACAGAGATTTCCGCCGAACGGATTTCCGGCTCATCAACAATCCTCTCCACACGAATGACGTGGTCGTAGGTCTCTTCAATATTTTCAGTCAAGCTTGTTCCGCCATAGACCGAACCGCCTTCCCTACGCGTCATCACAAGCATCGTAGAACGCACCCCAACCTTTTACAAACTGCTTCAATAGCCAAAGCCAAGTCGCAGCGATGTACCAGCCGTAATGCAAACCGCCAACATAAATCAACAGACAGGCAATCAATAAAGTCATGCTACCTCCACAAGAAAAGGGGGACTATTAAGTCCCCCAGTTCTTTGTTAGAAAGGAATTTCGTCGTCCAAGTCCGCCTTCTGCGGCGGGCTATAGTTATTCGACTGGCCCTGACTATTTGAGGTTACCTTTTTAGTCCAAGCGCGACCAGCAAAGAACTTACCGTTCTTGCCGTCCACAACGCGGGCTTCGATGTTCAGCTCGCTGCCGTCTTCGAGAACGAAGCGGCCACTGTAAGTCGGAACAGAGTCCTCGTTCCAGCCCTTGTCGCGGTAGAACTGCTTGCGCTCAGCGACGCGATCATCCTTGTCCTTGAACAGAACAAACGTATTTGGTTTTTGTTCGTAAGCCATTTGTATTCCTTCTTACTTTCTGGGGTTCTTCTCAAGGTGAGAAAGGTACAGGTTGATTGCTTGACGGATCACGCTCGCGATAGAGCGGTCCTCAGTAATCGACCAATTCAAAAGTCCCTTGTAGGTTGTTTCGTCGACTGTCGTCTGCACCAACCTGTTTGCTTCATTTCTCCGTATTCGTGCCATCTTCATTCCTCAATTGAAGTTACTGCGTACGTGATCACACCACTCTTCCGATAGTCGTCCATCGAGCGGCCTAACTTGGAAAGCAATTCATCAGCACCGATGTCTTTGTAGACGGCGGTGTGATCAACAGCACCCCTCTTCTCGATCTTGGTTACCTTGATCCGCCCCGTACGGAACGAACCATGTTGTTCGCCAAGCTCTTTCTTCAGCGTGTCAAACTCCTCCTTAAGGGGCTTGATGCTGGATTCGATTTCCTTGATCTGTAGGAACAGGTCCGACATACGCTCCGACCGCATGTCACTGACGTGCTTGTCTTCACTCTCAAGGTGTGCGCTAGCCTTGCTGTCGTCAGCAATGGTGGCGGTGTATTTCTTGTAGAACTTCTCAAGCTTTGGCAGCGCCGACGCAAACCACTCCGGATCGCGTGGCAGCCGCTCCAACAAGTAGAGGTCGTCGTTGATGTAGCAAAGGAAGTCCATCCAATCTATGCCGCACACCTCCATAACGTGCTGGCACTGCGCGTAATAGCTGGGCTTTTCGTGGACGGAGTATGGCGTCTTGGCCCAGTACGGGCACTTAATCTCCAAACCCCCATCAATGCCAATCAATCCGTCAGGAGAAGCGCCAAGCCATGAGTACTTGTCGTGCTTGACCAGCCCTGTTTCCTCGACTGTGTTGCCACTCTTGCTTTCATAAAAGGCAAGGGCGACAGGTTCCATCTGGGTGCCGTGATCCGTGGCGGCGTTTCCTTTAAACTCTTTCTCAGCACCAAAGTGCTCGCGAACCATGTCCCGCATTACGTCGTCGGCTGACTGGTAGGGATTGACGCCGAGAATAGCGCCAACCCGACTGCCTGTAATTACGCCAACGCGCGCCTTGAACCACTCTTCAGACCGCTGTTCCATCAGTTGGCCAGCTCTTTCTTCCGCATGTCTTTGACTGCGGAAATCTGTGCAACAAGAGCTGCATCATTGCGGTTCTTTGCGTAGCGGGTAGCCTTAGTAAATGCAGACTTAAGTGAGTCTAGGTCTTGCGCTCCGGTGATTGAGGCCAGCAGCTTTTCTAAAGCATCGTTGCTTTGCTGTGCTGGCTTTGCCTCCGGCGCACCGCCAGTTTGGGGCAGGTCCTCGCCCGCATAGATGTAGTGGCCAAGGCCAAAGAGCGCCATCGTCTTAACTAAGCAGCGCATCTTGGCGTCATTAACCGCGCGCGCGTCTGGGTTCTTAATGGCGTTGTTGCGGTGATCCATCACCGGCAGCCACATCCTCCGCGAGTAGCCGCACACAGTAAGAACGCAACGCACCTCAGCCGATCCGTCAGGAAAGCGGAAACACTCACCGCCATCCTCAAAGTGGTCGAATGAAAACTTACTTTCGGGGAAGTGCTGCATCAGCGTTCCCCATGCCCACGCCCACGACAAGTACGCAAAGCCGTTTTTCCGCTCGACGTTGTCGTTCACGTTGACCGAAGAGAGGGTGTTCCAGATGTGCTGTAGTGATTGTTTAGTGTCATCCATATTGTCTTCTCCAATTGACCAGACTTACGTAGCAATGAATTTTGGTTATTCAAGCTTATCATGCAAAAATATCTGCATTTGTTTTACCTGTGGTAGTTCTGCATCACACATAAGGTAAATCCGAAAAACGTGATGTAGCTCCCGTAAGGGGTTGAACTTTTTTTTGGCTGCCTTATGTGCGGTCATGGACGGCTAGCTCGACGGAGCGAAAAGCCATGTTCGCCCTCGCGTGGTTTCTCCTTTCTCGCGTGGCCTGCCGTCTAACTGGGCGAACCTTGTAGAGAAACGGAGCGTATATGGAACTGAAAAAATGGAGAGCCGCGCAATGAGTGGGTGGATTCGCCTGCATCGCGGCTGGCGTGATTGCGACGCATTTAGTTACGAGCCTGCATCAGAACGAGAGGCTTGGGTACACCTACTAGAGACGGCTGCTTGGAAGCCAATGGTCCGCAGGTGCGGTAAGGGTGATGTCGTGGAGGTTGGTCGCGGCCAACTCCATACGGCGGAGCGAACCCTTGCCAACATGTGGCAGTGGGACAGGAAGCGCGTGAAGCGTTTTCTAAATCGCCTCGAAAAATATTCCATGATCTCGCAAAAAACGGGACCATCCGGAAACCTGATAACGATCTGTAATTACGACGAATATCAGACCGAGGGGACCATCAATGGGACCGTCAATGGGACCATTCAAGGACCATCCGAGGACCATTCGAGGACCACACAAGAAGAAAGGAAAGAAAGAAAAGAAGGGAAAGAAGAAAAGAATAGTGGTGATTATGAGTTTGAGGGGGCCGTCATCCGACTGAGTGCCAAGCACTATGGCGAGTGGAAGAAAGTCTACAGCGCCATTCCCGACCTTCGTTCAGAGCTTTTCTCACTCGATGCGTGGTGGCAGGGACAGCCTGACGCTCGGAAGAGGAACTGGTTCAACGCATCAAAGGGAATGCTTAACGCCAAGCAGCAGGAGATCAAGAAGCAGGAGCGCGCAAGAAGCTCGTCCTTGTCTCGACTTGCTGCGGAAGCAAAACAATACGCTGGCAATGGAGGCCATGAATGAACGTGTCGGATATTTCAGCGCGTCTGAACGACTCGCTGCTCGCCGCTCTTAGGTACCTGCTACCGGCTGGCGTGATACAGGGATCAGAATACTGTGTAGGCGGGACAGGCGGAGAGAAGGGCCAGTCTCTGCGCGTGCATTTGTCTGGGGCAAAGGCTGGTGTGTGGTCTGACTTTGCGTCTGGTGAAAGCGGCGGTGACTTGCTGGACCTGTGGTCGGCGGTCAAAGGGATAAGCTTAGCCGCCGCCATAGACGAGGCCCGAGATTGGCTTGGTGTGGAGCGCCCGAAGTTCGTGGCCCCGACAAAGGAATACAAAGCGCCGCTAAAGCCAGAGGGCCTGCGCAAGGTGGAGGCCACGCCGGTTGAGCGCTACCTGTCCGAAGAGCGCGGGATCACTGCGGATACAGCAAAGGCTTTCCGCATTGCTGCTGATGGTGACCGCATCCTATTCCCTTTTATAGACCCGCAGGGTGAAACGCGGATGATCAAGTTCCGCGACATCAACGACAAGAAGAAGCAGGGTCCAACGTCTGCTGGACAAATGCCAACCTTGTTTGGGTGGCAGGTGGTTGACGCAAACGCCCGCGAGGTATGGATAGTCGAGGGCGAGTTCGACGCAATGGCTGCCTATCAGATGGGCGTGTCGGCATTGTCGGTCCCCTTCGGGGGAGGCAAGGGCGCAAAGCAACAGTGGATCGAGAACGAGTACGACAACCTTGACCGCTTCGAAACTATCGTGCTGGCAATGGACATGGACGACGAGGGTGAGCTGGCTGCCCGCGAGATCGCGGAGCGCCTCGGCTTCCATAGGTGCGTGCGCGTCACCTTGCCCAAGAAAGACCTGAATGATTGTCTCCTTGAAGGAGATGACATCACGGCAATCAGAAGGACGGGGAAGGGATACGACCCCGATGAATTGAAATGTGCCACCGAATATCGCGAAGACATCTTGAAGGAGTTGTTCAACAGCGAAGAAGACACAAGAGGATTTGCTCCGCTCTTGAGGGGGTTCGACCGGAAGTTCCGGTTCAGGGATGCGGAGCTGGTGATCTTGAACGGGATCAACGGACACGGCAAGAGCCAGTTGGCTGGCCAGTTTAGCCTTGATGCAATGATCCAGTCCAAGCGCGTTTGCATAGCGTCGATGGAGATGCCCGCACGGCGCTTGCTTACTAGGTTGACGAAGCAGGCTGGCGGGATCGAGGAGGCCCTGCCGACGGAGGACTTCGCGAACGCAATCATTGATTGGTACGCCGGTAAGCTTTGGCTCTTCGACCTTGTCGGCACGGCCAAGACCAAGCGGATGCTTGAGGTGTTCGAGTACGCGCGCCGCAGGTATGGGATCGAGGTCTTCATCATCGACAACATGTCGAAGTGCGGCATAGGTGATGACGACTACACCGGCCAGAAGGCATTCATGGAAGAGCTGTGCGACTTCAAGAACACAACCGGAACAACAGTGTTCCTCGTCACGCACTCGCGCAAGGGCGAGAGCGAGGACAACCCGACCGGAAAGATGGATGTAAAGGGCAGTGGATCGATTACTGACCTTGCCGACTCCGTCCTCACGATCTGGAGAAACAAGCGCAAGGAAAAGAAGATTGCAGACCTTCGCTTCGAAGGTGAGGAGGTGCCCGAAGAGATTGAGTTCGAGCCTGACTCCGTTATCTTTTGCAGCAAGCAGCGCAACGGCGAGTGGGAGGGGACGGTCGGAACGTACTGGTCTGCTGGAACAATGCAGTTTAAGAACGCGCCGAAGGAACAACCCCGCCAGTACGTCGCTTTTGAAAGACCGAAGGTCGAAGAGGAGAGTTACATATGATGGAAGAAAAATTCGCAGAGTCGATCCGCGAGGTGGCAAAGATGCTGCGTCAGGCCGAGATCGACGTGGCGATAACTGAGGCCGACCTCAAGCGAGAGGTGGCAAAGATGATGGTTAAGGCAGAGGTTGAGGGGAACAAGAGTGCCGTGTCTCAGTCTCGCTATGCTGATGAGTGTGACAGCGTCTATAGCTGTCGGGTTGCTCACGGAGTAGCCCGAGGAGAGATGGCCTTTGCAAAGGCGGAGCTTAAGGCTAGGGAGATTGCCTTCGAGCACTGGAGAACACAGGCGGCAAACTTGCGCATGGAGCGAAAGACATACAGCGCATGAAGGGCCGGACGCCAACAGCAGAAGAGCGTCGATGGATGGATGCCGCTGGGCAGCTTGGCTGTATCGCCTGCTACCAGCTTGGCGTTCACTCCCCGCAGGTGTCGCTCCACCACATCGACGGGCGAACGAAAGAGGGCGCGCACTTCAAGACCATACCACTATGTTACCTCCACCATCAAGGTGGTGACATGCGAGGTGAGTTCGTAAGCGTCCACCCTTGGAAGACCCGCTTTGAAGAACGCTTTGGTACGCAGCTTGAGCTGCTCGATCTATGCCGACAGATGGTAAAGGAGAATGGAAATGACTTCAGCTTTTTCTGAGCAGGTTGGTGGCAGCCACTACAGGGAGGTTGTGATCCAGCCTGTTGAGTACATCATGGCCAACAGCATCCCATATTGCGAAGGCAACGTCATCAAGTACGTTACTAGGTGGCGGCGCAAGGGCGGTCTGGATGATCTGCGCAAGGCGCGGCACTACCTCGACCTCCTCATTGAGCACGAGGAGACTTGTAATGGGTAAGATGTCGCGGACAAAGGGCGCGGTGTTCGAGCGAGAGATCGTCAACCAAGCAAAGGAATACGGCCTTGAGGCACAGCGCGTGCCGCTTTCGGGCGCGACAAGCTATGCGAAGGGTGACGTTGAGATCACGCCAAGCTTTTCTCCTGATAGCAAGCCGTGGGTGTTCGAGGCCAAGCGTCGCAAAGAGCTTCCGGCTTGGATGCTGGAGGCGCTGGGTGAGAACGCCGGTCTTATACTCAGGGCGGACAGGCACGACGCCGTGGCGGTCATACCGCTCAAGACACTTCTTGAGCTGTTGCAGTAATGGCTAATCGATCAAAGAAGGGCACCAAGCTACAGAGCGTGGCGTGGGCAGAGCAGGCAGCGGAGGTAAGTACGCATGAAAAGCGAATGGAATGGATTGAGTCGAATGTCCCAGAAAATTTCCGAGCTTTGGTCCGCGACCATATGGTCGGAATCCTTGCGCTTAAGATATTTGAGATGCCGACTAAAGAGCTTAGGCGACAAGCTATTGATGACATACCGCTCGATTGTGATCCGCCTTGGGCGCGGTCTCTAGTTGAGTGTTACGTCCTGCACCTGTGGCGGACGAGAAAGCGTGGGACTTGATATACGAAAACGAGCAGACGCTCCAGACTGAGCGCAAAGCAATCAGTATTGTAGCTGATAAGTGGGCCACCGACGTGGTCAAGCTGCCGCGAAGGTACTCGATAGACTTTGCCCTGCTCAGGGGCGACAAGGTCATGGCTTGGGTCGAGTTTAAGTCGCGGAAAAATACAATGGGGAAATTCCCCACCTACATCTTCGGCCTGTACAAGTACCGCAACCTTCTCTCAATGTCGGAGACCACCGGCATACCAGCCTTCATGATTGTCGAGTGGCAGGACGCAATGGGTTACGTCAGCATCCCGACAGAGCACAAGATAATCTTCTCCGGCACGGTTAAGAGGGGGGACTGGGAAGACATGGAGCCGATGGTCGAGATACCAATCGAGTCATTCAAGATCATATAAAAGTAAGGGGGCCTCTGGCCCCCTTATCATTAGTCGAGAGGCGACGGCTTGCCCGTGCCTAAGTTGGTAAGGTGCTCAATGCGAGTAGCGTACCACAAATCTTCTGTCTCCTTTTTTTCGGCGGTCTTGATGCCGTAGATCACGGTCGAATGATCTCGATCCATCCACGATCCAATTCGAGACAGTGACGCCCCCCTGCGACGCAGGGCAACGTATAGCGCCTGCCTTATGGAGGTCGGAAAGCGCCCCCGATCTCGACCCGCAATCAGATTTCTATCGACACGGAACACGCGTGCAGCCTCAGTGATAATTTCCGAAACAAGCAATCTGCTTCTCCTTTGTTTGCTTTTATAGCGATGTTGACTCGATGATCTCACAGGTATTGCCGACGCAAGCAAACTCTCTGGTGCCGGTCACACTGTCGACGCCACGTTCGTAAAAACCAAGGTCACCCCAGTCAATTTGTGTTGGCATACGGGCAGTCATCTCCTCGTACTGCTCCTGCCCGATGGTCTCGTAGGGTAGCTGCGTGTAGCTGCTATCACCCTCAAAGTGAGGCAGGAAGGACAAGCCAGAGATGTCATCAAAATTATCGAAGACCCATCCTCCCACGCTCGGCCACTCGTTTTCCTTAACGCTAATCGTGCAGGACACGGCGTGCTCAGACCAATGAAGGTTGTATATCTTCACCAGCTCTAGGTGTTCGATGGCAGACACCTGATCGCGGGTCTTTGTACCCTCGCCCAGCTTCACAGGAAACGAAAACACGGTCATTGCCTGCGGCTGCGCAGCGTGTGGCTCGTTGGGGATGCCAACGTCTGACATGAAGGCCGTGACTGGGTCCTTGTTGTCGCCAGTGACGCGCCGGATATAATACTGGGCGTGACCTTGGTGAATGCCGCTCGGAGAGTTGACGAGCTGCGACACCGTCCCGCTTGGCTTGATCGTCGTGACCGCCACCGACGGGTTAATCCCGATGTGGTTTGCCTCAAGTCGGTTGGCCTTGATTGCCGTCGACTTGAGCTTCTCAAGAGTGGTAGCCAGCTTGTCGAGGCCCTTGTCGCCGCGCATCAAGGAGTTGTCGTATATACCAGTGATAGATACGCCAAGCAGGCGCTCCTCTTCTGCATTGCGACGCCACTCAGGCTCGATGAAGTTGAAGCGGGTCAGGGTGGACTGCCATGTGCCAAGGATCGAAGCGAGGCGCACTTTCTCGGCGATCTCAGCGGCGCTGTCTTGAGCTCGAACGACCGCCTCGGTCAAGTTGCAGAACCCACGGGGGCGAAGCAGGATTTCGCCGCACGGGTTGAGGCCAAAGTCATAGCGGTGATCTCGACGACCAAGGCGCAGTATCTTATTGATGGCACCCTCACGGTTGAACACGCCGCGCTCCCCAGACCGCGACCGATACAGGGCGGCCCACTCGTCCATGAACTGGCCGACCTCTGGCGTTTCGGTGTAGGCAACAGAGTTGTTTGAGAGTGCAAGGTGAGGCTTGTCCGACCACCACTGGCCAGACTTGGCGTCACGCATACGCTGGTCCGACAGGTTGCTGAGGGAGATCAGAGCTGACCGACGTACGCCGCCCACAACGACGATCTCACCTGTCTTGCAGACGATCTCATGCACCTCAATGCTGTTCAACCTGCGGCCCGCAGCATTGCTGAAGGTACGGATCGTAAACTCAAACAGGTCGCGCAGGGGATCGGGACCAGAGGCTCGCCCGCCGAAAGTTTTAAGCCTTTCTCCTGACGGCCTGATCGCACTGTAATCGACGTTGGGTATGGTTCCGGCGTATAGACAAGTGATGAGGGTGTGGAATGCCTCAGCCCATCCCAGCTTGCTGTCGCCCACGATAACATCGAAGGCGGTGCGGTCAAAGCCTTCCGGCACAACAGGGAGCTTGCTGATCTCTTGCCGCTCAACAGAGAAGCCAACGCCAGTGCCACACATCAAGACATAGAGGACCTCAGCAAAGGCTTTGGGTCGGTCTATGGGTACATAGCTGCAATTGTATCCAGCCACGTTCTCTCGCCGCAGCGCCTCACCTGCAGTCATTAGTGCCCGCATGGAGGGCATGACCTTCAGGCCGGAGACTGCGTCAGCCAACTCGCTGCGAAGTGTGGAGGGCACCTTGTACCCGTGGTGCTCGTCCAGCTCCTCTTCAAAGAAATCGAAGAAGCGGGTAATTGTTTCGTCCCAGTTTTCACGACGGCCCTTCTCGTCGAGGAAGCGTGCGTAGCGAGACTTGTGGATGTAAGATTGATAGTCTGAGGGAAGCTGCATGGTTATCTCCAAAAAGGCAGGGCCGTCTGGCATAGTGAAAAACTAAACGCCCCGCAACGAAACATGTGCCCAGTAGGCAAAAAAACTAGGCGCGTTAGCGCCTAGTCTATTCTACTGATATTGCTGTGTTTTATTAGTAGTCGGCGTGCATCTCAGACCGAATCCAATTGGCTACGGTGCGGAGTACGTCGTCAGTGCTGCCGCCGACCTGAAGCTGCATCAACCACCGGACTATCTTGTCCCGCTCTTTGCTTGCCCCCCAACGTCGGTCGTGTTGGCGCAGTGCCGAAAGCTTCTTGCTCATTTCAATCAATACTCCTTCAAGATAATGCGGATGCGGCGCAGCTTGTCGCGTAACTCTTGGCACTCAGCTTCGGCACGTTCTGCACGATTGCGGTAGTCCTCGGCGTTGGGCCTGTCGGCCACTGGCGCGTCATTCTTCATTTGCTTCATCCACCTTATTGCTTGTTTCCATGATCCGGCTGGGCTTTCATCGTCAATCATTCACCCTCTCCAAAATAATCCAGCACGGCACCGAGGTGGTCGAGTAGCTCTGAGTTGTAGCGGATGTCTTCTTCGTGAGTGAGGTAGCCCTCCTTCGACAAGTCCGCCTCAATAGCGTCGTAGTGCCATTTTAGATTTTCGATAGTGATCTGTTCAGCCAGATTGCTGTGTAGGTCGAATTTCATTTCTCGTCTCCGAAATCAGCCCGAAGGCCGCACACATATTCCAGACACGCACGGGTGGCCTTGGCCTTGGCGGTGTCGTGGTATCCCTTCTCGATGTGCGCCTCGTATTCGCTGCGGAGCATGGCTCGACAGCCCACAATGATAAACGGCTCGTCCGCGCTGCTCTCGAAGGCGTAGAATGTGTATCCGTCGCCGCGAGAGGCGTGGCCGATGTTTCGGCCAAGCGTCAGACCTTCGCGCACTATGGCCCCGCTAAGGTTGGCCCCGCTAAGGCTGGCCTCGCTAAGGCTGGCCCTGCTAAGGTTGGCCGAGCGAAGGTCGGCCCCGCTAAGGCTGGCCCCGCGAAGGTCGGCCCAGCGAAGGTTGGCCCCGCTAAGGTTGGCCCAGCGAAGGTAGGCCCCGCTAAGGTTGGCCCAGCGAAGGTAGGCCCCGCTAAGGTTGGCCCCGTGAAGGTCGGCCCCGTGAAGGTTGGACGCGCTAAGGTCGGCCCAGCGAAGGTCGGCCCCGCTAAGGTTGGCCGAGCGAAGGTTGGCCCCGTGAAGGTTGGCCGAGCGCAGGTCGGCCCCGTAAAGGTTGGCCCTGCTAAGGGCGGCCCCGCTAAGGTCGGCCCCGCTAAGGTTGGCCCTCGCGCCCCCGTCGCCGCGAATCCAACGTGCGTGGTCGGCTAGGATTTTCTCGATGTCGATTGTCATTCACCCTCTCCAAAATAATCCAGCACAATATCCAGCGCCTCGCTCAGACTGCGGTAGTAGTCCCGATCTTCTTCGTAGGCGTTTGGGTGTTGCATCTCGCTGATGGCGTAGGTCTGCACACGGGTCAGCGTCTGGCGGATGATCTCGTCAGCGATCTTGTCATTTAGTTGGAACTCGAATTTCATTGCTTGTTACTCCAGCCGTTGTAGTCTTCTTCGTCGAAGTTGATGTCCACCTCGTCGAGAAGACCGGCTCCACAAACAATTCCGGCAAGAAAGCCAATGGCTCCTGCGGCAACGGCAACGCAGCCAACAATTACAGTGCTACTCATCAGACACTTCCTCTCTTTTCTTTTGCTCGGCCTCGGCCCATGTTCTGCCATCGGCTCGACGTAAAGGCCAGACGCTATCAGAGCTGATCCGCCTTTGCTGCTGTGGTTTTGCTGCTCCAATAATCATCGACCCCAATCCTTTTCATCGTCTTCTGCAAAGAATGCCTTACAATACTCACGCAGCTCTTCTGCTGTCATATCGCAATCAGAAACATACCCACTGTCACGATAGCAGTGCGGCTTGTATCCATACCCTCGGCCCCCGCTGTAGTAAGCATCAGCGGAGCCACATTCGGCTGGTGTTGTCGGGCCTATGTTTAGTCTGTGTGCCATCTCATCTCTCCTTAAATGGTCGGGGCCGAAGCCCCTCTGAGGTTAGGTAATTGGGCCAGTCAGGCATCGGCTTGCTCAAGGTCTGCCAATCCGTTTGCCATCACTGCGATTGCGTAAAGCAACTGTGAAGCGGTGGGTTCAAGTTCGCGATAGATTTTTACCGCAGCTTTGCCGCCTTCGCCAAATTGTTCACTGGATGGCACAGCGAGGGCATTGCGGATAATTCGTTCTTGGGGCGTCATTTCATATCTCCTTAAAGTGGTGGGGGCCGAAGCCCCCTTGGGGTTAGCTGGCGAGCCATTCTTCAGACCTCTAAACGAGCGCGCATCCTACGAATTTCATCGCGAACCCTGTGCGCCTCTTGAAGCCGAGCCTCAGCGGCAGCCATCGCTGCATCTAGGTCATATGAAGGTAGGCCGTGCCTTTCGCACAAGTCCTCGAATCTTTCCAAGTCTGGTTTCATGTCACTTCCTCTTCACAAAATTGATTGCGCGCAATGCGCTATCTAGCAGGCTAACCGTTGCGACAAATGCCGCGCCAATTATTAAAAGAATGATTGCAGATTGTGCCATTGTTTGTCCTTTATAACATTTACCAAAGCTCGATTTCGTAAGAGGCTGAGCCGTCTACGCCGACCTCCTCGATCAGTGACACGCGATCAAGGGCGTGGTCCAGCCTGACAAGCTCAGGACGCAGGCCACGAAAACTTATGACCTCTTGAATCGCTTGAATTACGTCGAGCGCGTTGCCAGACGTGCGGATCGTCTCGATCCGATAGCGCAGTGGTTCTGGCGTCGTTGTCATGCGGTGTACCCCGCATCTCTGGCGTAAGCGATACCTACGTCGGCATAATCGATAGCCGCACCAACCCTTGCGAGAACAGCCAGACCCACGCTCGTTTTTGAAAGCTCGTCTTCGTGGGCTTTTATAGACTTAAGGCTTTCGAGCATTCCCACGATGATCTCATCGTAAAAGTGGCGCTCAAGAGCAATTGCCAATTCGACTATGTTTTCCAAGCCGTGCGCGCCGATCATGCCCGACAGCTCGGCTTCGAGATCGGGCCAATTTGTCGGGGCCCTCTCCGTTCCTTCCTTTTCCATTCTCATTCTCCTTCACTGAACTCATCCTCGGGGCCGATGCCGGAGCACCAGCCCTCTGGGGAGGTCAGGCCGCGACCGCAACTTCCTCCTTGGCTGCGTCGAGGATGAAGTCGACAGCCTTGGCTGCGGCAGACGCTGCCGAGACAAACTCGCGCTTGCTGTCGGACAGCTTCTTCATCCAGCCGTTGAGGTACTTGGCGTGATCGGGGCGAGGCGACGCGCTGATCTCAAGGTGAGCGCAGAGCAGGGCAGAGCCGATCTCGGCGACCAATTCCTCGCGGGCGTACCCCTCGCTGCCGAAGCTGTCGCTGGTCAGACGGGCAAGACGGTGCTTGGCACCAGTCCAGTGGGTAAGCTCGTGGGCGAGGGTCGAGTAGTAGCACTCGGTCGCGCTTGAGGTTGGGGTGGCTTCGAACACGGCCTTGTTCGGCATGTGGATGTAGTCACCCATTGGCGAGTAGTAGGCGCGGCCCTGATCGCTGTGCCGGACGTTCGCAGGAATTCGGCGGAAAAAATCCTCAGCGGACACAATCTCCTCAGCGCCTTCACTATCCTCTACAGGATCAGCAGTAAGGGCAGCAGCTACATCACCCTCAACCTGTTCAGCGTTGAAGACTTTGTAGTTGCGAAGGAAGGGTATCTTGACCTTCTCACCTGTCTTGGGATCGTCCTTCTCGACGAAGTTCCAGAACACGATGTCGGTTGCCTTCTCGCCCTTGCGAACGGTGCAGTCGCGCTGGTTCCACTGGTTGTAAGTTCCCCACACTGGTGAGGTGTAGGGCATCCAGCCCAGCAGCAGCACGTTGATGCCGCGATAGCCCTTCTTGGACGCGACGTTCATGGGCCGCAGTGACTTGCCCTTGCGAGCGAACGGGTTGATCCAGTCCGCGCCGTGGGTTTCCATCATCTCCAACACCTTGTTGGTGACGGTCTCGTACATGTCTTGCTTCATGGGTTTCTCCTTTTCCTGAAGCTTATATAGTTATTGTTTTTGATGTGTCAAGCATCACATCGTTGGTGCATCCTTGCACCGAGGTGTCTGCCTCGTCAGTGACGGGGGACAATTCCCGCCAGACGCCCCGAAGGGCGTTTCGGCTTAGTGGTATCGTTCGACCAGTAGATCGTGTTCCCAGCTTTCGAGAATGCGCTTGCGCCACGCTGCTGGCTTTTCCTCGCTGACGTTGGTGCGCAGTCCAATGTGCTGGCGGATGTCTTCAAGCGTGTAGGGCACTTCGACGTAGTGGCCGCCATCGTTGAGCCTGAGCTGTACGGGGCCGCGCAGCCCCTCGTACAGTGCGACGCGCTTGTAGAATTCTTTGTAGTTGTCCTCGGTGATCGAGCCCATGCCGACAACCATCGTGAGGAAGATCAGGTTCTCGGTCGATTGCGTCAGCCTGCGGCACTGCTCTCCGTCCCGCTCGAACTCATAGAAGCAGATCGCCTCGCTGTTGGCGACGTCGGCGACATTCCAATTCAAAGACATAGGTATTCTCCATTTGACCTGTCTCATCAGCGTCCGGTGGTCAGTCCGGATCGGACGGGCCGGAGCCCGTTTCGACTAAATAAGCTCAACCAAGCACCCGCGACCGGAGAGAACCTCTCGCGCCTCGCGCAGTGATGAAAAGCAGAAAGTGACACCGTTCTGGTCTCCGTCAGTGAAGTCGGGCACCTCCAGATCGTGGCGGTCGAATTCCCACGTTGATCCGCATGGCCAAGTGGCGCGGTAAGCTCGCCGCTTTGGCGCAGGGCGCTTCCGGACGACAGAAAAGATTTCATCAAGGTTCATTTCATTCTCCTTTGCCTGTCTCATCAGTGACAAGGCGGCAAATCCTTGCCAGACGCAGCTTGCGCTGCGTTTCGACTGACCTAACCAATCATGTTCACGTCGTGGACGGTGAAACCTTCTCGTCTGAGGCGGGCGGCAGCTTGCGTGCGGTTGTTGGCGTGGACCGCGTAACGACCTTTATCGGTGGTGATCTCATATGCGTGGTTACCTGAGTTGTCTGCGAAAGTGATTAAGTCAGTGAGCATTGTTAGTTTCCTCTATCCTTTAGCCTGTCTCATCAGTGGCGGGTGGCAATCCGCCAGACCGCCCGAAGGCGGTTTCGACTAGTAAGTGTTGGTCATCATTCTGAGATCACGCCCTGCGCGATCAGGTCCTGAGCTTGGCGGCCAAACCACCCTTGGAGCTGGTAGGCCAGACCGGTGTCGTGCAGGTGCTGCCACGCCTCGATCACCTGTTCATTGCTCTCTGCGTCGATGAAGCCTTCAGCGATGCCTGTTGCTGTGTAGTTGTCCATGAGTATTCTCTCCTTAAATGGTGGGGCCGAAGCCCCTCTGAGGTTAAGTGTGTGAGCAGCGGCCACAGTAGCAGCGCTCGACGGTGGTTATGCACTGCTGAAACTCGCGTACAGTTTCAAAGCGACGAACATGGCAGGCTGAATGGCCCTCGGGGTCTTCGCCTTTGCGTGCTGCGTCATGCCATGCAAAGCCGCGCTGGAGAGTGACGATGTAGCCGTCACCGCAGTCAGTGTCGTAGTCCAAAACGCGCCTATGGTTGGCGATTGTTTTACTCATGTTGGTGTCTCCGTTGCTGATTTCATCCTCGGGCTGGAGCTTTCGCCCCAGCCTCTGGGGAAGTCAGATGTTCATTCTGTAGTCGCGGCGAACGGTGACTGCGATGCAGCGTTCTCCGTTTTTGTCGGTCGAGTGATCGGTGTCGATGATCTTGCCCCCGCCTCCGTACCAGTGACCGCAGCAGTCGTGGCTGTGATGGCAATACTCAGGCTCCATGTGCCAATCGACGGCATGTTCGATGTTTTCGCGTGTCCACCATTCGGGGGCGAGCCAGACGCGAATGGTCATCAGTCTATCACCCAGCTCTCCGGTGTACCGGTGGAGCGGATCGCAATCCGCGAGCCGGAAATCGTCAACATCGAAGCCGTCAGGCTCAGACATTCCACTGTGATCAAAGGGACGTTCCATTTCTATTCTCCTTGCTGAATTCATCCTCGGGGTGGAGCCGGAGCCCCACCCTCTGGGGAGGTCAGTTTCGGTAGATCAGCTAGAATTCCTCCATCATGCAGCGCACTTCCTCGTCGTATTCATCCATGCGCGACCAGTCATCGTCAGTAAGCAAGAGCCGTTGCATCCCTGTGATGAATGGGTACGCATCGAACAGATCGATGATGTCACCATCACTGTTGCGCGGAATTGCGCGGAATTCCGTCATGGTGAAATTCTTTTTGCGAGTGCTTAGGTAATTACTCATTTTCATTCTCCTTGCTGATTTCATCTCGCAACAGCCTCAGCTGCGGCGAGAGGAACCCAGTGGGTTCTGCACTGCCGGAAACCAGTATTAGCGAGAGTGCGTGGTTCAAGCCATTCGGGCCACTCCTTTCGATGAAGCCATGCTAGGCTGCATCCGCTATCCTACCGGACAGTGGGACCGTTATGCTTGGGCGGTCCGTCCCGTGTCGCTTTGACAAACATTAAAATAGTTATGTGTTTTGATTAGTCAAGCAACAAAATGCATCACATCTGTGGATAACTTATTTGCCATGTGTTATGCTTTTGAAAGATAGCGAAAAATTTTCTTTTGCTGTCGCACTTCGGTTTGCTTCATGGTAATGGTTGAGCAGTCATATCAACATGAGAGTGCAGCCGTGACCCCAGAAGCCATCCACCATCGACTTGGCAGGATCGAAGACGAGATCAAGACGATTGCAGAGGCGCTGCAACACTTGACCAGAGTGGACGAGCGGTTGCGCCAGCACCGCGACAATATAGACGATCATGAGGACAGGCTGCGGAGCCTTGAGCAGGTGCAGCAGAAAAGCTCTGGTGTGGTTACGGCTTGGGAGAGGGTTGGCTGGATCGCGCTGACGGTTGGGGTTGGAGCGCTGAACTACTTCGCATGACGCACTGGCGAAAGCTTTCCAACAGAGAACTGGTCCGCGAACACTTGAGGCCGATGGCTGATGCGGAGGACTTGGAGGGACGATGGGACGAAGCGAAAGCAATCAAGGAAGCGGCCCGAAGGCTGCTGCTCCCAAAAAGTCGGCGGGAAAAACCACAGGAGCGGCGACCCTACAGGCCGAGACAGGACAAATGACCAGAACCAGACAAAGCATAGTCAGGTACATCCGAGAGGTTGCTAGCGACACGCTTTGGCATGGCGTCGAAGACATGGAAGAGTGGGAGATGCTGATGGCGGATGACTGTGTTGCTGTGCTTGATGCCTTGGCGGATGCGATAGAAGAATTCGCCGACAGAAATCAATCAGCCTCGCGACTACTTCCGCCTGACCGGTCACCTCGAGGAATGGTGTGAGAACTGCCCCGAAAATTCGGCGGAAAAAAACACAAGAGGCGGCGATCCCATCACCTGACCAAAGTAAAGATATACTAGAGAGAGAGTAGACAGACAGATGAACAAGGACAAAGAACTTACAGCCGAAGGAAAGACCCGAATTATGGCAAGCAATGATCCCGACTACATCACGCCAAAACAGCAGATGTTCGTAGCTGAATACTTGGCAAATGGTGGACACCAGACCAACGCCGCCATCGCTGCAGGATATAGCGAGAAAAGCGCCAGAGTGACCGCCAGCAACATGATGGCCATGCCAAAGATCAAGAAAAGGATCGAGGCTGCGAAACGTGAACAAATGGACCGGCTGGCTGTAGATGCTGACTGGCTTGTTTCTCGTTTCAAGCTGGAGGCCGTTGACGATGAAAGCCCTGCAGCAGCCCGCATCCGCGCTCTCGAGCTGCTCGGCAAGGTTGCTGGCATCTTCGCACCAGAGAAGCAGCAGATCGAAACGATCAATGGCGGCGACTTCCTCGCATCGCTCGACCTGAGCGAGCATGACGACGACGATACTGTGCAATAGGACGACAACCTAGACAAGGTTGTAGCCGTACCACCCCGCTCAACACATTGATGCCCTTGGTTTTTTTAGGGGCAGGGGTTTTTGAAGAGGCTTTCGCTGCGGCGGAGGCCTTTTCTTTTGCGCGGCGGAGGTCGCGTATCGCGCGGTGCAGTACCGGTCGATCCGGATGCGGCATGATGGGTAGGGGGAGGGGGGGGACGTGGTGTCAGGCAGGGGCGGTCGATCCCACGCTTATATAGGACCTATCTCAATATCTAGCTGTTAGTTTCGTAACCTAACACCATATGGGGCATCCCAAACAGGGGGGTACCAACTTTTAGGTAGTCAAACCAAAAAAAATAAAAATAGCCGATTCATGTTCGGGGCATAATAAAAATGTACGCGCGGATTGCTTCTTGCGATTTATCCAGAATCCTGTAGTTGGGTATTTATGAAAGAAGAGCTAACAGGCATTTTGGTTCGCTGGCTTGGCATTAACGCCTCTCTGGCTTTATCTAGCAATGTGTTCACATTCGGGATTGAGTGGTACGATGGATTGTTTGCAATTCGTTTCGGTCCCATCTTTTTTTCTTTAACTCTAGACTAGGGGGTTCTTATGCCGAAGGTTGGTAACAAAAAGTACGCTTACACAAAGCAGGGCATGGCTCAGGCCAAGAAGGCTGCTGCCAAAACCGGAAAGCCCATGATGATGAAGGGCAAGAAGAAAAAGTGAAAAAGGACCCTCGTCTGGAACGGGCTGGCGTTAGCGGATACAACAAGCCGAAGCGCACGCCCAATCACCCGAAGAAGTCTCACGTTGTGGTTGCCAAAGAGGGCGACAAGATAAAGACGATTCGTTTTGGTGAGCAGGGTGCCAGCACCGCTGGCAAGCCAAAGGCTGGCGAGAGTGACAGAATGAAAACGAAGCGCGCCAGTTTTAAGGCGCGCCATGCCAAGAACATTGCCAAGGGCAAGATGAGTGCGGCTTGGTGGGCGAATCGGGAGAAGTGGTGATGAAGGGTTTGTACGCGAACATTCACGCAAAGCGTAAGCGCATTAAGGCCGGCTCTGGCGAAAAGATGCGCAAGGTTGGCGAGAAGGGTGCTCCTACAGCCAAGGCTTTTAAGAAAGCTGCGCGGAAGAAAAAGTGAAACGACGAAGTCCAATGGCCGGTGCGCTTGAGGATGACTGGTTTCATCAGCGCAGGATCAAGCCAAAGAAACGGAAGAAGGAAAAGTATCCCCTTCAAAAGATTTGGGAGGAAAGCGACAGCCTTAAGGAAGACTGGTAGCGCGCTTGACTGTTGTTTTGTTTTGCGGTTTTTGTAGGAAAACTTGTTAGTCGGAGGACTGGGTATGGGTTACAGGCTTGGGCTTCGCTCTTTAAATAACTTACGTGGCGTGCATCCTGATCTTGTTGCTGTGGTCAAGAAGGCCATCACAATCACCACTGTGGACTTTACTGTCATTGAGGGGCTGCGGACTCAGGCCCGCCAAAAGCAGTTGTATCTCAAGGGCGCTACCAAAACGATGCGCTCACGACATCTTGATGGTCACGCGGTAGATATAGTACCATATGTAGATGGTAAAATCCGCTGGGACTGGCCGCTGTTCTACCCCGTTGCTGACGCAATGAAGGCTGCTGCGCTGCAGGTTGAAGTTCCTGTCGAGTGGGGTGGCGACTGGCGCAGTTTTAAAGATGGTCCGCATTGGCAATTGCCGTGGCGTGATTATCCGGCGTGATCCTACCGCCGATCTTTGCGGCGATCTTCGTTCTCTGCACTGGTTCGGTTTGGGTGTTCGGCTTTGTGGCGATGTGGTATGTAGCTTTATGTTTGGAAAAGTTCGTGAAGCAATTCGTGTTTGGTGGAGGCCGCTAACCTGCGTTGGTATTGCGGCCAGTGTCGCTGTTAATGGCGTCATCATTCCTTTACTCAAACAAGAGCCTGTCGAGTTGATGGGCTGGGCTGCGGTTATCACGGCTTGTGCTACGGCCTTCGGGGTTCGTGAGTGGGGTAAAATTAAAGGGGCAGACAGCAATGATCTTTAGACCGTTTATGCCCTACATTGCTGGCGCAGCTTTGCTTGCTAGTTTAACAGCAGGCTACAAGATAAGGGATTGGCAATGCGATGCTGCACTTGCGAACGCTTTGGAAGAGGCTGCGGAACGGCAGCAGGAGATGCAAGATGAACTGGAACAACAAGCCAGAGCCTATGAGACCCTCAGAGATTATGCCGATGGGTTGGGAGCCATCCGAGGAACGAGCATACGCGAGATTTATCGTGAAGTTCCTGCTCCCGCTCTTAGCTGTGCTGCTCCTGATAATGTTGTCGGGGTGCTCCAAGGCGGTGTCGATAACGCCAATGCCGCCGCCTCCGGCGAACCTAGAGAGTAACTGTCGGCCACTAGATGACGTTCCAGACCCGCTCATCGATCCGGAGCGGGCCTTATGGGAAAGCCACCTGATTGCTCGCTACATGGAATGTAGTGTCAAGCATCGCTTGACAGTCGAGGCTTGGCTGGCGGCTATAGATCGCACAAAGTAACGGTGTGTTGAGTGGATGCAAGATGCTCCTCGTGCGGCGAAGAAAAGCCGTTTGAAAAGTTTTTCAAGAACCTGAAGACGGGCCGACGCGCGCGCCGCTGTTTAGACTGCGGCCCTCCAAAGGTCGACGGGGACGAATGGCTTTACAAAAACATAAACGCCCTCTTGTATAAAAAGATGCATCAAGCTCGTTACAACGCGAAAAAAAGGGGCAAGGAGTTCAACCTCACCATAGAGGATTTAATTTCTTTAGCTAAGTTACAGCACAACATGTGTGCGGTATCTAAAGTAAAAATGGCACACTGCCGCCATAATAAATGGGCAAACGTCAGTATTGACAGAATAGACAACAACAAAGGATACACGCCGGACAACATACGTCTGGTATGTTCCGCAGTTAATAGTATGCGCAACCGCATGAGCGACGAAGAACTTTTTTGGTGGGCCAAGCAGATAAGTAAGGGAATGCGCAGTGGAAATTGAAGACATTGCCAAAAAGCTTATGTCTAGCTTTCCGCTCTACGCAAAGAACGTGCTGCGGATCGTCGACAAGAATGGCGAGGTGACGCCGCTTAAGCTTAACCGTGGTCAGATTATCCTACATCAAAAGCTGGAAGAGCAGCTAAAAGAAACAGGCCGTATCCGCGCCCTTGTGATTAAGGGGCGTCAGATGGGAATCTCGACCTATGTCGAGGGAAGGTTCTTTTGGAAGACAACCAAAACAAAGAACGCCAACGCCTTTGTGCTCTCACACCTTGCCGAGTCCACCACCGCCATCTTCCGCATGGTCCGGTTTTTCTATGACAATGCCAGCCATCCAATATTCAAGCCCCCACTGGCGTCATCAACCACCACCACTATGGTATTTGAGAAGCTCAACTCTCAATACCGAATAGGTACTGCGCGCTCGACCCAGATCGGTCGAGGTATGACGAACCGCTTTGTTCACGCTTCTGAAGCTGCGTTTTACCCAAACAGCGGCGAGATTGTGTCGGGTCTTCTCCAGTCTGTACCGGCAGAGGGGTCCGAGGTTATTGTCGAGTCTACAGCCAATGGCGCTGGCGGCTGGTTCTACGAGCAGGTCATGAAGGCCCTTAATGGCGAATCTGATTGGATGGTGGTG